TTTATTTTCGTTTTTTTTAGGCGGTGTGAAGGATCGCATCCACCCTGTTAAGGTCGATCCAATCCTCTCCACCATCCTCATCCATGATCTGGACCTCGTTATTTTCGAGAGCCGTATCAGTTACCAATCCCCAAGTGTTACCGTCGAACACTACTTCACTACCGTTGCAGATGCTTTTCTTAACTGTCATGAACGTAGTATATCAGAAACTGAGCTAACCGCAAGAGAAAAGATGCATTTTTAACGTTTTTTTTTCTCAATTAAATGCTTGACACCCCCCCCCATTTCTCAAAAAAAAGCTTTGTGGCAGCGTGGCATTCTGGCGGGGGGAGCGTTTCCTCAATCTGTCAATGGGGATTCCCCCCCCTTATTTCTCCTGACGTTATTGTGCGGGGTGTGAGGTTATATTTATTGTTTAAAAAAAATAATCCCCCTATATAATAAAAAAGGTGTTAGACGTTGTTACGCGGTTTGTTCCATTGGTGGCGGGGTTGATGTATGCGTTTGTTGGGGCGGCGTATATTTTGAAGAAGGAATATGGTTGGGGCGTGGTATGGATATCTTATGCTACGGCGAATTTTGGTTTAATGGTGGTAGGCAACCAGTGAAACTAGTGTAATAGAAACAAATGAGTCTAAGGTATAGCGAGTTTCCTATTAGCATAGGGGCGGCTGGGTCGAGTTTGCCACCGTCTGAGACTAATCAATATGTGCCAACCACAAAAGTGGATGTAAGTTACAATACAGCTCACAGCCCCAAAAGAAAGCTTGGGAGCACAATTGCGTCTGACGACCAATTTGGGTTTGGTGGGGCGTTAACTGCGGACATTTCTGTTGATTGTATAGTCCAAACGGGGTTAACGTCTGGATTCGACTTTTTAGTGGACGCCAACCAAGATAATTATGTTACTATTAAAATAGGGAGCGGCCAATTCAACAAGTGCTACGCGACAGACGTATCTGTTAACATAGAGCCGTTTGTGCCTGTTTCTTTATCTGCCAAATTTGTTTCCTTAGATCCTCCTACGGGAGAACAGATTTCGGGAGACACAAATCCTTATGGTGGGAACGAGATTCCACTTACAGGTGACGATATAGTTTATGGGCATACGGTTGTAATTAGCGATGGGGCGAATATCTTGAATGATGTCCAATCTAGTATAAGTTTCAGCAGGACATACTCCAGAACCCCAATTTACCAACTTGGGTCCATCAACGCAGACACGATGCTCTTAGATGGTGTTGAAGAGGAACTGTCGGTTAGTTCTACTGGTGTCGAAAGCCTGATTGGGTTAAGCGGGGATAAGTTAGGGGGAACCCTTCAGCTTTATATGGTGGGTGTAGGGGTGGGCATTTCGTATCCCGTGATACCAGACTTAATTAATTTCCCCGCAGGAGCGCGGGTTCTGACGGAGAGCTATGGGGTTGCAGGTGGGGACACTGTTTCTACCCAAGCGACAATAAAACAGGTTAAATTGTAGTTTACGTGTAAATATCTATAATGGCACGTAAAGACTTGTCTAATATTGAGTTAACGCCGCATTTTCATCACTCCATCAAATTTAAAGAGAGGAAGTTCAAGTTTACCCCAAAACAGAAGAAATTTCTGAGCACTCTTTTAAACCCCACCGTTAAAGTTCTTTTTGTGGCGGGGCCAGCGGGATCGAGTAAAACATACATGTCCCTTTATGGGTGTTTGAGACTTTTAGCAGAGGACGCCAATAAGGAGCTATTATATGTGCGGAGTATTGCAGAAAGTGCAGACAAGGGGCTAGGGAGTCTTCCTGGAGACATAACGGATAAGTTTGATCCTTTTTCGATGCCCCTGTATGATAAGTTGGATGAAATCGTTTTTGAGGGCGACACAGCCTTTCTCAAACAACAAGGGCGTATTTCAGCGATCCCGATAAACTTTCTTCGTGGAGCGAACTGGAACAACAAGTTAATTGTAGCAGATGAGGCTCAGAACTTCACCTTCAAAGAATTGACTACGTTAGTTACCCGTATCGGTGAAGAAAGCAAGCTGATTATAAGCGGAGACTTTATGCAAAGTGATATTAATGGGAAAACGGGGTTTGGTGAGATGTTTGATTTGTTTGGGGATGAAGACTCTATTGAGAATGGCATTCACTCCTTTAGGTTTAACCGTAACGACATTGTGCGTAGCAAAATTTTAAAATTTATCATTTCTAAATTAGAAACATACAAACCTGTGTAATATCATATGTATATAATCAAGAGCAAACGTCAACGCGACAGCGGCGAACAGCTTCTATACTCACAGGACTAGGATCTTGTTTATTTTAGAAAAAAACCCTAAATAACATATAAAATAATAATGAGCCATCTATTTTGTCATAGCTGCGGAGGCAAGCTTTCTTACAGTCATGCAAAGCCAAATTTTTGTGGAAAGTGCGGACAGCAATTAAACATGAGTGCAACAACTAATATTGCTGCGGCGGCGTCTACGGTTGAAAAGTCAGTAGTTATATCAGAGAATGAAACAGACGCAACATCTGTTCCTCATATTTCTGATTTTCAAGTTGAATATAGCGCGGGACAACGTTCTGTAACTTTAGGTTCATTAATTGGGGAGCAAACCCCTCCCGATTACCAAAAGAGCAAAAGGGCTCTCTCAGTTAATGAATTTATTGATGAAAAGAAAAAAGAAAGGTGAATATACCTACGAAGATTTTTCGGACATCATAGATGTCGCCATAAAAAAGCAGCAGTATAAGTGGAGGCTAAATGCTGTTAAGTGGTTCGACTTTGAAGACGTAGCTCAGATAATAAAACTACACATATCCAAAAAGTGGCATATGTGGGATCAAGAGCGTCCACTGGAACCGTGGATAGGACGTATTATTTCTAATCAGATGCGGAACCTGATAAGAAATCATTATGGAAATTATGTGAGGCCCTGTTCTAATTGTAAGTTTGCGTTAGGGGAGGGTTGTTCTTTGACAAAGAGCAGAAAACAAGACTCTACCTGCACATCATATTTGAAATGGGAAAAATCCAAGAAATCAGGGCTAGAGTTAAAAACGCCTCTATCTACCGAGGACTTTCCAAAGGAGGTGCAGGGTAGGCCGTATGAGGATTTTGATTTTGGTTCTTCTCTGAAAAAGCTTAATTTTTATATGGAGATCAAGTTGAGCAATAATCACTACGTTGCCTACCGCATGTTGTATTTTGAGGACAAGACCGAGGAGGATGTGGCCCGTTTTATGGGATATAAGATATCACCCCAAAAAAGCAAGCTAGGATACCGCCAAGTTAAAAACCTTAAGAAAAAGTTCCTAGAGTTAGCTTTAGAAATCTTAAAAGAGCAAGATATCATAAAAGATGGACCTGAGTAAAGAACAGAAGGATTTTTTGCGAGAAAACGCCGCTCGGATTCCAGATTTAATCGACTTAACGAGACAGTGTTTCAATAGGAGTGATTTAGACGGTCGTTCGAAGGAGGGGAGAGCAGTAAGAAAATTCTTGGCCGATAATTCTATAGAATATAGGACGAGGGAGAAGCTTCCTGTCGAGGCAGTTGAGTTTACCCAAGAGCAAAAGGATTTTATTCTTGATCAGGCCAAAGACGGCCTTTCTTCTTTGGGGATTGCGCGGATCGTTTTTCCTGATCGCCAAGTAGGGCCGTTAAGCGCAGAACAAAGAGCGGTGCTCGCAACAATTAGAGAAGTAAATCCAGACATTATGCCATCTCAAGATAGCGGAGCATTGACTTCATACATTCCACCGAAGGCTGTTTCCCGAATCATCAAAAAAATCAATGATGCTACTGGAATTGGATTAGAAGAGGCAAAAATCAACAGACAAAAACAAATTTGTGTTGAAAGGCTTATGGTAAATCTGTCGAATTCTAGATTTCTTAAAATCATTAACAACTACCTTAATGAAGGGGACAGGGTGTTGTTCGAGCATGAGTTCATTCGTTTGACTTGGGACAAACCTGATTTGACGGCGGATGAGATTAATTTGTATTTAAATGTCTGCAAGGAGGTGATTAATTTGGAGGTAATTAGCGGCAACCTTAATAAATTAAATAACATGTTTGATGAGGCTGACGAACAGGCGGAAATGTCTATACGTCTTGCTGAAATCATCAAAGCAAAGAGTTCGGAGTATCATCAGTGCGAAACTCGCATCGAAAACCTTACGAAAAAACTTCAGGGTGACCGTGGCGAGCGAATGAAGAAAATGCACAAAGAAAACGCTTCGTTTCTCTCTATCGT